GTTTCATTATTTCCATAATATGCCATAGGAGACATAACATGCCCATTAAAAACAGATTCAGATATCATATATTTCCAAAATCGTAGTTCTTGAAGTGAACCACTAAAATAACTCGATGAATTCACGGTGTCCTTTCTTCCAAAATAAATTGTTCCGTCGTTGTTATAATATGTATTAAATGCACTTTCTCCACCTGTTGCTCCTAATACCGTCATTGAAGAAGATTCTTCTTGAATCATTCTTCCTTGATAATATCTCTTCACATATAGATTATATGTTTGGTCAATTGCATTATTATTTGAAGATGTCTGTCTATTTAACATAACACTATACATATTTCCATCAAATAATGGCATCAATGAACACGACATAGATTTATTAGAACTGCTTGGCAAAGTGAATACTACTTGTCCCCATTCGGAAGCAGAACTACTTTGATATAATAATATCGACCAATTTGTTGATGATGCAGAAACCATACAAGCTAAACTTTGAGTTTGATATGTAGCGTCTTTAATATTAAGACTTGAACTTATCGTACTAAATCTAAATTCAACAGTATCTGGTTTTAATCCATCAAAATTTTTCCAATTTGTGTTTATAGATTGTGTACCTTTAAAATTCAATTTATATGAATATTTATCTATTTCATAATATGAACCTGTATATGTTGTTCCGCCATATTCCTTTATTCTCAAAACAGTCATAGGAACACCATAACAAGCCATTAATGCACGAATTCCTCTACTTGTACCCTTTTGTTTCAATAAATGAGGAAGATTGTTCCATATACGTTTCCATATTTCCTTTGTTCGATATTCGGGAGTTATTGAATCTAACCCATAAGATGCTGTTGCATATGTTCCACTTGAATCAGTATTTAATTTATATTCCCATAAATTTTCTATATAGTTTCCTTCGTCTAATTCCCAACCATAAGATTCCACAAAATAATGTAATAAATCTTTGCTGATTCCCTCTGTCAATAAATGTTTTTTATCATATACATCAGTTATATTATCAACATACATCCATAGAATATCGAAATGTTGACCAATCATATTAACAAATAATTCATAATTTTGATTATCTGAATCATTTCGAATATGAAATGGAATTCCTTTAACTAATGCATCTGGATTAGCTCTATCATATACTTGTGCTTCATATGATTGTGTTGCAAACCATTGTTCGGCAATAGATGATGTTGTTGGGTATAGAACATATGGTTTAACCGAATTTATTTTAGGCCAGGTTCTGTCGGCGACATATCCCAATGAACTGGAATATAACGAGCTGGATTCGTAGTACATAAATTTTTCAAAATCATCAAACCCGGATATGACCAAATCACGTTTCGTAATACTTGACGATGCTTCAGACAAAATAGTCGATGAAGAAGATACCGAACCTGATAGTGCTGTAAGTTCATTTATTCTATCATTATAAAATTCTACCAAACTTAATTTATATTCAAAATTTTTCATTCTTTCTTCAGCAGAACTAAAATGAATAAATTGTGAAAAATCAGTGAAATCTACATTTAACGACATTCCTTTAATACTTCCACTTACATATTCATTTATCAATTGTTGAGTATTTAATGAATTAGTTCCCAATAAATCATTCCAATTTTTATATCCTGTTTCTTTTCCCGCTCGGTTTTTTAATTCGATATTAAAATTAGGCGGACGAAGTGTATTGGTATTTCCTTGCGGAGTTGGTTCATTTGCATTATAAATAGAATTCTCAACAACTGGTTCATCTGTTTCTATTGCTAACCAAAAGGTATCGTTAATTGAAAATTGTGCTGGAAGTGGAGAATATAATTTGAAAATTATAGAATATGGCGGTTCAGAATAATCTTCTGCTGTTCCGTCAAGAACAAAATTAGTTATTAAGAAAATATCATTCAATCCGAAGTTAGCAACAAAATCATACCAATAAACAGTCGATGATAAATTTGTTTTTCCAAAAGATAAAAAAATAGTAGCAAATTGTGTGTCTTTTGGGTCAGATGGAACTACTCGTACTTCGGTTCTGTCAGGAGATATTTCTACAATCATCAATTTTGTACTCGAAGAATAACTTCCCAAAACATTTCTTAAAAAATTATAAACCAATCTGTAATTTCCACTTCCGAGTTCAAATTGAGAAATATCCATTTCTGGATTTAATAGAATTGACGGTTTATTTTCAAGATGTGAATTTAATTCAGATAATAAATATCCTGTTATGTCTTGGTGTGATGCAAGAAGAGAATTATTTTGATTGTAAATATGAAGTTCTACTGTATCTCCATTACTTCTTCCAAAATTAGAACACGCATATATTTTATCCAACAAAGAAATGTCTTTGTCGGTATATCTCTGTGCTTTTATTTCATTCGTTGCTGATACTATATCAGATATGTTTGTATATTGTTCTAATGACATTATGTTCCACTTTGTTGTTGAGTTTGATTTTGTGTTTGTCTTGTTAATTGTATTCCAACTTGTGATTGTAATTGTGCTATTTGAACGTGTAATCTTTCTATTTCATCCAGTAAATTTTGTATTAATTTACTACTCGTTGAATCAGTATTATTCGCTTGAATTAAGGAATCTTCCAAATTTTTCTTTTGTAATTCCAAATCGGATATATTTTGTTGTAATTGTGCGACTGTTTCTTCCACTGGAGGTTGATTCTCATTTTGTTTTTTAATTGCATCAGGTGAAACAAGTTGTTTTATTGTTGTATCAACAATATGCGGATATGTATTTTGTTGAAAAACGGTTTTAGTTAAATCAACTCTCAAATATTTATAACTATCATTTGTATTCATATACAATAATCCATTATCATATCTTTTTAATTCTTCATAATAAGTATCTTTTCTTTTTTCAATTGAAGATGCAAAATCAAAATCTATGATATCTGTATAGAGTTCATCTATTCCAATTTGTTTAAGTAAAATATTTAAATCTGTATTTGTTTTGTTTGAAATCATTTTTTTATTATAGAAATTTTATTTTTATTTATTCTATTTTTAATTGCCCATTTATATGGCATTCCCATACTATCATTTAACATCATATTCCAATATTCTTCTTTGGTATAACCAGAAGCATCTTCTGGGTCAGGAATTATATCTTCTTTTGGAACATCTTTTATTTTTAATATAGTATCACATCCTTTTTCATTTGCAAACCACCGTGCATCTTCAATGTCAGTTGTACAATATAAATATTTTGTATTGCCATAATTTCCTCCAATTACTCCCTCATTAGGCAACCATCCATTTTTTAATAAAAGTTTAGCATTTTCTGGACAAGTTCCGTGATATAATGTTATTTTATCTAATATATTTTTTAATTTTATCATTCCCATTCTTTTATTTCTATAAAATCACAATTGAGATAATTTATTATTTCTTGTTTTCGTCTTTCATCTCTTTCTAATTGATTTCTATGAAATGGCTCATAATATTCAATTACCACATTTTTATCTTTATCATATCCATCAACCCAATAACCGAGTTCTGATATGAAGTATTCGCCACCATTCATTGCATGTTGGAAATTGTATCCATTTTCCTTACCATAATTTTCTATTATTTGACACGCTTTTTTATTGAATCCTGGAAACATTGGCAATCCATTATTTTTATTATTTTCTATCCACTTAATTTTAGCAAATCTCATTTTTTTCCTAACCTCAGGTCTTTTGGATACATTAAATTCTCCTTTTTTCCCCAATTTTTTTCTATGTTCTTCTGTAAATTTTCTTCCTATATTTTTAATTGATATTTTTAATCCTCTTTCTGGATTTTTAATAGCTATATCGAATTTTTTAGAATGTTTCATACTATAACTTAATTTCTGTTTTATTTCATCAGACCACTTTTTTCCTTTATTCCACGGGATATTTCCAAGTAAAGACTTTCTTATTTTTTCTTTTGTTTCATTTGATTGTTTTTTTCCTTTATTCCAGGAAATTCTTCCCTTTCGAGACAAACTCATTTTTTTTCTGGATTTCATTGAATGTTTTTTTCCTTTAAATCCATTTTTTTCTCCTTTTGTAGAACAACTTCTACATAATGTATTGTTATTTATTGCTTTTTCAATATTATATTTGTCTTTATATAATATTTTAATATCACACGATGGACATTTTCTTTCATATTTTTGTTCATTCATATTCTACCTAACAATTTTAAATAAATAATTATTATCATAAAAATTTGTAGAATCTTGAGTGATTGTTTTGATAATAAACCTGTAATAGCGCTCTGGTTCCAGTCCATTTAGCCATAGGGAAATATAATTTCCATTTCCGTCGCACGATATTTTTGTATAATTATCATCAAAAGGAACAACAATATCTTCCGTATTTGCATCTCTTACACTGTAATACGAACTTGTAGGCATATACTTAATAACGGTAAAGTGACTTCCTGTTGTCGCATAATCTCTCGACGGATATAATTCTCTTTGAACCACTCTGATTTTTGCTTTGGAATCTTGTTTGTATTCTGCTTGAAGATTTTTGAAATAAACTGTCGTGTAATCCGAATTCAAAACGGATAAAGAACCGGTTGTAAATGAAGAATCGTCCCATCCAATCTGTAATCTCGGCTGATAAATCGATGGGGAGTCGGAAGAATAAAATTGTAAAAGTCCCATCGATACCGAACCGGATTCTTCAGATTCACCTCTCATCACCAAAAATCCTTCATTCGGAAAAGAACCACTTAACCAATTTCTAACAATTCCAGAAACATTCATTCGCAAATCGGATGTTTCAGAAGAAAAACTTTGAGATGATGCTGAACCAGTATACCACGTTGAACCACCACGATTACTTCCACTTGTTCCTGAATATAAAGAACCTGTATCAACAATCCAATACGTCGCTGGAGTTGCTCCGTCTCTGAAATACCAACTAACGCCTTCCATTGTTTGTGGAACATTATATTTATGTCCTACGCCCATATCCCAACTTTGACTGACCATATATGCGTAAACAGTATAATCGGTTGGAATTGCTTCTGAATAAACAGAATTCATTACCAAATAAAAATTTGATTGTGGAGATATTTCTCCAGAACTTATTGATGAAGAAATATCCGACAAATCGAATTTAATTAATATTCTCGAATTATTAATTTCTACTACTCCAAAAGATGAACTGAATACTCTTTTTTCCAATTCGAGAATAGAATCCATTCCAGTATTCTGTTGGCTACTGGATGGATATGAATATATGGTTGCGTCTTTATCTGCAAATATGTGATATATCATTATTTTACTCCCACTCTTTTATTTCTATAAAATCACAATTTAAATAATTCATTATTTCATTCTTCCTTTTTTCATCTTTTTCTATATGATTTTTGTGACGTTTTTCATAATATTCTATAACAATATTTTTAGATGGACTATATCCATCGACGGTATATCCCAATTCTTTTATTCTATATTCTCCACCATTCTCCGCATGTTGTAAATCCGTTATTCCGAGTTCTTTCGCTTTATTTTCTAATATCGGTATTGATTTTGGATTATAATTTGGATTGCATTGTCCTTTTCTTTCTTCTATTCTTTTTATTATTTTTAATCTTATTTTTTGACATCGTTGTGGATTTTTATTAGCTAAATAAAATTTTTCTGATTTTATTAATCCTTGACTTATTTTTTCTTTCGTTTCAGTTGGCATTCCATTTTCAAATTGTTTCATCGCAAATTCTCTACATTTATTTATAGTGTCAGTGGAATGATGTTTGCCATACATAGGATTGTTTTTTCCACCATTTTGTTTTTTAAACTTTTCTTTATATTCGGAAGTATTAAATTTAATTTTTAATGTTTTACTAATTTTTTTCTTATCCTTTTCAGGCATTCCATTTTTAAACTGTTCTTTCGCTTTTATTTTCAATTTTTCTTTTCTACAATTCATACAAGCACGGTTTCCTTTATTAGCTCCATACCAAGTATAATAACTTTTATAATTTATAATAAAATTACATATCGGACAATTTCTCCGATATATTTTATGAACAACATTATATCGCCCTCTTTTTTTATTTTTTCGTGAACAACTCTTACAAAAAATATTTTTTCGGTGTCTATTCAACATCGTTCTTTCGGTTGTGTAAAAAATTTCTTTTTCACATTTTGGGCAATTTCTTTTATATTTTTTTTCTATCATATCGTACTCACTTTACCCTTGATATCTTGATTTAAATATTTTATTTCGAATACACTGGGGTCTAACGACGGGTAGAGCACGTTGTTAAAGGTCGCACTCGGTATGTCGTAAATATTTCCACTGTATCCGTCTTCAACACTATATAAATTTACTATGTCCACGTTTGTTACTGATTGGACACCATCAACATTATTTAACTCCCTGTAAATGTCTGCGATTATTATTGGTTCGTTAAAGTCCCAATATTGTATATCAAAAAAACTTTTCATTTTATTGATACAATTCAATAATACCGTTTCTGGTTCTTTCTGACTCGGAACAACGAGTATTTCAAAATTTAATCCTATATTTATTATGTATCCATCCCGAATATTTATTCCATCCGTGAGCATCTTGTATTTCTTCAAATAGGTTACGAGATTCTGTTTTATAGCGTCGTTGATAACTGTCAAATATCCATTCGAATCGTAAGTCAAACAGTAAATGTTCAATGCCGACCTTTCACCGTATTCAACAAAATTTCTCTTCAAATCGAATCTCGATTCTGACGTTACAAATACTTTCGAAACGTATCCGAACTTCGCTGGTAATGCTTTGATTCTGACCGCATAGTCCTCATCGGTCACGCATCTGTTCTGCGAGGAAAAGAACGATAAAGCATTTTCTTTGATTTCGTTTGTTGTCAGTCTTCCCCTACCACCTGTTGCTGGATTCTGATTGATACACGCTATAGATGCTCGTATCTGATTCATCAATCCAGTATCAAGTCCTGTCGAATTAAATGTCGAAGTAACTCTCGACAATTCTACTAAATCTCCAGCTGGAACATTCGATGCTAATCCACCGCCATATGTGTATTCGATATCAAGTGTTGTGTTACTTGGTGCAACTCCATATGTTTTCGTATAAAGAAAATTGGATGGGTCTAATGGTTGTTCGAGAACAGTTATTCCTTCTGGTAATGATGAACCGATATTGTCAGGATTAGGTATAATAATTTCATCGTCAATATCACTTATTCCTGCTCCGAATTGAACTTCCAATCTGTTATCAGCAGTTACTTTTGTTGCGAATCTTTTTGGAACTTTTTTATATCTCAACAAATAAGGCACAGACGGTCTGAATGCAGAAAGATACTTGTCATATTGTGCTGTGTTCGGAACTTCCTCAAAAACTAATTCTTGTGCTAAATGAGGAACTTCTGTATAAACATTTCCATCTGCATCCTCAACATTTAAAATTTCAATAATATTATTTTCAGATAAAACAACTGATGGAAATTTTTCTGGACTTCCGAATGTAAATGTTTCTGTTTTCTTATTTCCTGAATATGCTTTTCTTGTCTTCTTCAACAAATAATATGTTGGTAAATTGGTTGATGAATCAATTTGATATACCGAAATATCTGTTTGGTCAAGAGAACTCGAAACACCAAAATCAACATCATCACGAATTGTAAAAATTAAATTGGGTGATATTGTGGAAGAAATTAACATTCCAGAATTTAATCTCATTGTATATCGGTAATCAGGAACTGCATCTGAACCACTTGCTGGTATTAGTTGAAAAATATCCATATCAACAACTGATGTTATAGATGTCGGTGGTTTATATCCCAATGGAGATTGGGAAATATTTATTATATTTCTTCTTTCTTCGGCATAACTAAAAATCATTTCTCTAAGTTGAGTATTTAAATAATATGTCAAAACATCTCCAACTACAGATGCTTGCTCAATATACATCATTCCGGGGTCTGATTCATTAAAATCATTATACGTGTTTGGAAAATAAATTTTGGAAAAATTTATTAAATTTTGCCTAAAACTTGCAAAATCGCCACTCAAATAATTTATGTCTTTTTTAACTATGTCTCTTGACATCTATTTCTCCAGTTAATTCCCATTCTTTTAATTCAATAAAATCACATTTTAAAAAATTAATTATTTCATGTTTTCTTTGAACATCTCTTTCCATTGTATATTTGTGTCTGTTTTCATAATATTCTATTATAACATTTTTTTCTCTGTCGTATCCATCTACCCAATATCCGAGTTCTGATATGAAATATTCACCACCATTCATCGCATGTTGAAAATCATATCCATGTTCTTTGCCATAATTTTCTATAATTGAAATTGCATTGGAATTAAAATTTGGAAATATTTGATTTCCATTATTTTTATCTCGCTCTATTCGTTTTATTGCAGATACTCTCATTTTTCTTTTTGCTTCAATTGACCTTTTTAACCCTAATGAATATGTATTTCCAATATGTATCTTTCGAAGTTTTATCTTTGTTTTTTCAGAATGATGCTTTCCGTAAAAATGATTATTCAATCCTGTTTGGTCAGGCATATTTTCTGAAATTTTCTTTCTTATACGATATGAATGTTGTCGACCATACATTGGATTATTTTTCCCAATTAATTTATTATGAATTTGTTTTTTAGTTTTTTCATCGTGTTTTTTTCCGGTAAATCCTTTTCCTATAACACAACATTTTCTACAACATGTATTTTTTTTATTAGCAATTTCATAAAATTTTTTAATTTTATATAATATTTCTGAACCGCACTTCGGACAATTTCTTTTATAAGTTTGTATATTCATTAACTTTCCTAATTGCTTAATACACCGTTCTGAGAGAACTTGAATGTTATTGTATCATTTATTCCTGGAGTATACATTATACCATACGTAATCTTAATAGTTATAGTATAATTATCCATATCTGATTGTGATGCGAAAAACACTTGAATTCTATCACCACTCACATCGATAAACGGCATCCAATATTCAACTTCTCTCTGAATATCTTCAATGATATCATCTGCAAAATCTTCATTATATTGGTCAAATAATTTATGATATATTTTCGTTCCAAAATTTGGTTGCATCCATCTCTCGCCTTTTATAGTCATAATGAGATTTTTAAGATTAGTTCTTATTTGAGTCATCGTATCATATGACTGATTAAAAACTTCGCCACCTTTACCAATATATGGTAATAATAGTCCTATGGCTTTATCTGTTTCTCTCATTTAATTTCTCCTTATTGCCAATTAACATTTACCATTTTGCTAACCAAATTGGGATTATAAGTTGACTTATTCTTTCTGTAATCTATTTCATTTAATCTTTTCATCATTGGTCTAAAATCTTGTTTAATAGCTTCTACTACACTCTCATTTATTTTAGTATAATCTAACGGAGCACCTTCTGAATTTCTATTGTCTGCCAATGGAACATCATCATTATCACTAAAACCGATTATACCCATTTCATCTTGTTTTGTAAATGGTTGCATGTCTCCAAAAATAGACTGAAGAGCAGGATTCTTAAATTTTATATTCTCTCTTGGTCTTGAAACCGTTTTATTTTTCGGCATAGGTTGCGGAATATACTCTTCTGATTCATTAGTGCTATAATTATATTCTTCTGAAAGTTGTTTATTTTTAGGAACAAAACGAACAGAAAAATTTTCTGAAATTACTGAAGATAAACTTTCTGATAGAAGTTGATTAAAAATAGTTGATATTTCAGATAAAATTTCTTTTTTAATTTCACTTTTATATTTTTTAATTTCTTTTCGTGCTTCCTCAGCAATTACTTTTCTTAATTCTTTTACATCCATGATAAATTTCTCCTTATATTGTTGATGGTTGTGCTATTTCTTGTCTGTTTATTGGTGTAGTATCAACCGTTTTAATAATGGTTTTTATTTTTTGTCTAACCAATTTTGAATCTGGTAAAAATTCGTCTGGGTCGACATGTCTCTCTATTTCTATTGTAGTTATTGGCGAATCAATTATTCTACCAACACCAACTGTAAGTGTTTTTCCTGGTTTATGATAATGAGGAGACACTGGTGGAGCTGGAGGTGGAGCTGAAATTAATATCGGAATAGACGTATCTACTTGTTGTCCAGGTTTTATTAATACTTGGCAAGATTCAACATATTCCTTGATTGCTGATGTCATATCTGCTGCCAATGTTTTAGTCGCTTTTCTTCTTTCCTTATCCGCTCCTGGAACAAAGAACGATTCCTCCCATTTTGAAAATGCATAATTTATGTCTCTTTCCAATTTTTCTGATGCCATTGTCGGTGGTGGTAATACAGGAATTCCAGACGTAGGACTAAATCCAGGAAGAAATGGAAATTGAAGTGATGGAATTTTAAATGGCGGGGGCAAAGGTACTAACTTTGGAAATGGTGCCGTCACTTTGGGTATATTAAATTTTATGTCACTCATATTATTGTGTATAATTTTTAGTACTTAAAATATCTTTTAATCTATTTCTAACACTTATTAATTGCAATTCTGTTCCTGGAACATACGAATAATTATATTTTATATTTAAAATAGCCGATATCATATCTGACAATAAATCTACCATTTTATTTCCCATTACGATTGGTTCACCATCTTTATTAGCATCCAATCCCAAATATATTTTCGGAGCATTAATATGACATAATTTTTTAGCATCAACAGTAAAATTGTTTTCAGTTGACCAACCGATGTTCATTTTAGAAAATCCCAATATTTCTCTTTCTTTGGCATTCAAAACAACTCGGTCTGTATTCATAATAATTTGTTTTCCATCATAATCATCAACCGTTAATTCTTTTTGTGATTCGTTTCCCCAAGTTGGATTTCCCATTCCACTTTTTTTAATTTTAATTTTCTGAGTAGATGTTAAATATATAGATGAATAATCTTTATCAACATCTTCTGTTACTGGTTTATCTTTTTCTTTTTGTTTCGATTCGTCATTTTCACCATTTCTTATTATTATTATTGGGTCTCCATTCGAATCATTTTCAGACCACCAGGTTAAATTTTCATTTGATTTAATAATCTTAACCGTACTTCCAAACCGAATACTATTTCCAAATCTTCCCTGAACAATCAAATCGCCTTCATATGGTTGAAGTGGATGAATATTTTCATTTTTTACAAAAGTATCTCCTAAAAAATATTCAGTTGGATTATTATCTTCTTTTGTTGTCGAACTATTTCCTATTTCTGCTTCAGAATATTTATTAACGGTATCTTTTGCTTCTTCGGTTTTAGTTGCTTTTTCTTTACTCAAAGAAACATTTGGATAAGAATTTTGATTTATTGACCCGAAAACATTAAAAGTATTGATGTAATAAGATTCTTGTGATTCTATACTTCCAGATGCATTTTTATTAATATAGTCTCCTACTAAAACTGTTTCATATTTAACTGGAATATTACAAAATGTTCGACTGATTGGTTTTGCCCAATTTAATCCAGATTCATCCGCATCTCTACCACTGTGTATTTTTCTTATTTTAATTTTTCCTATATCATCTACTTGTTTATAATCAGGGTGTGAATCGTTTAAAATAACATCAACTACTTCTGCTTCTTCTAATTCATAAAATTCATTCGTTTCCCAAGTAGAATCAATTGATTCCGCTACACCAGCGGTAGCAATTCTATCTTGTTTAGAATCCATTGTAGACGCTGTTTTAAGATGGAAATTTTTTTCTTTTAAATAAGACATTATTTAATTCCCAATATATTTTCATCAATATCGTTATTCAAAGAATCCAATTCTCCTTTAACAAAAATCATAAAATTTTTCTTCTCGTCTTCGGATAAAGTAACTTCTCCAGATTCTTTTTGTTCTTCGCCACCGAATCTCATTAATGCGCGTTGAATTATAGCAGCCATTTTGACCATATGTTCGTCGTTTTTAACATCTATTTCCAAATATTCTTTTATAAGCGGGACAATAATCTGTGCTGTTTCAACATCCGTAACATAGTTCTTTAATCCCGCAATCAATCCCTCTATTCTTTCATTTTTATCATTACACTTTTTATGGATTTCTCTAAGAATATCCGAGAATTTTTTATTATCAAATATTATGTTGTCAAAAGACATATTTTTCTCCATTTTTTACATATATAAATAAATATATGAAAATAAAAAAAGTCAGACTAATAATCTGACTTTTTTAATGAATTTACTATATAAATCTATTTTTTCGTTTAGTAATTACAGTTCCTGTTCTATAAAATTCTTTAATTATATTTTTGTAAATTGGTCTTATTTTGTTGACAACTTTGGTTATATAATGAGTTTTATATCCTGTTAAATCTCTGATTCGAAGATATAATGCTTTCTTATTAAAATTATCAATGAATTCTCTTCGTCTCAATAGAACTATGATTGCATTCAGAATATCGATATCTCTTTTTTTCTTAAAAATGACATCCATATTATTGT